CGTTTGACGTCCGAAAACGGTAACATCCATAAACAACGGGCGCTCCAGCCTGCCAGAGCTTTTCAAGAGCGTCTGACGGCGGAATGATGTCGTGTTCAACAGTGAGCAGAGCATCATATCCACCGTCAAGCGCCATGTCCCACGCGTGCTTATACTGCGCCAGTACGTTTCGATAATCGCCTTTCCCGTACGGGTTTTCTCTCCCGATTTCGATTGTCACGCTTCCATCAAACGTCAGGCGCTTGATGGCTTTCGCGGTTTCTGGCAGGGGTTTGTCGAGTACAGGGCAGTAAAGTAACACGCGTGGGTTCATTATGTCACCTGCTAGGCGGTGGGGTGCGTGGCGTACTGGAAGGCTTCTGCCTGAGCAACGGCGCAACCAAAGCGAATGGTGGCATGGTAATCGACGTACCCGCCCTTTGAGTGAGTGTACGGGTCGCGGAAGATGCGCATACCCCAGTTTTCAGCGAAAGCCATATATGCGAAGTTACCAACGCACAGGGATTTTGCCGAAGCGGTGATGGCGCCGGCGTAGTCAGTCAGGAAGTAGGGCTTTCCGTACAGGTCGGGGCCAGCGGTCGGGGTCGGGGCGAAAGTGAACACGCTGGACGAAGTCAGGCCGCGCAGGTAGCCCATCGTGGCATTCCGCAGCACCCAAACCGCGCCGTCTTCATATTCTGATTTCAGCTTGTGGTACAGTTCGGGGATTTCAGCCGCGCCGATTGCCGAAGCGCTGTCAAGGGTCAGGCCAGCAGTCCCGCCGTACAGGATACCCTGAGGCTGTGACGAGCCAGTACCAGCGACAACATAGTTGTTTTCGGTGAGGGCGGCAGCGCGTCCGAACAACCCGGCAAGGTAATTCTCAACGGGGAGGGCGCTGTCAGAGATGAGGTTCTGGTGGATTTGCACGGTGCGCCGGTGGTCGTAGATGGTGATTGACAAATCAGTGAAAGGCGCGATCTCGCTGTCATTGCTGTCAGACCCCTCTGAGGTCAGGGTGAAGATGGGCATGCGGTCGCCCTGTACAGGAACCTGAATGCTGGAGCGCGAGGTCGGAATAATCATCGCGCCAGGAGCGCGCCGGATGATGGAGTACGGGTCGCGCTTTTCGATGATGCGCGGGTAGAAATCCTCAGGAACGAGAATGCCGCCGTCTGCGGCGGTTCCTTCCACCCACGGATTTGCTTCCTTCACGGCGCGGTTCACTTCGTTGGCTGCGCCAACGTCGCCGGTGCGCATGTAGCGGAAGAACGCCGCCTTCGTGGTGTCTGGCTGCGGGTTCGTATTGACAGCGGGGGCCGCTTTGGTTGCCACGATTTCAGGCAGGCCGCCTTGCGATTTCACGGCTTCGTCAATCATTTTCTTGACATCGTCAAGAGAAAAAGTATTTTCAGGCATGGTATTTACCTCTTTCGATTCGCTTTCTGGTTGGGTTTGTGCTTCCTCGCACTTCGGCGCCTCGGTCGCGGTTTCAACCGCCTCTGACGTGTTCGCCTCATCTGCAAGCAAGCTTTTTAGTGTTACCGCGTGGTTACGCGGTTCGGCTGGCATGGGGGTGATGGATGCATCAAGCCCCAAAGGCCAGCGGGTGATGGTTTTGCGTCCGTCGATAAACGCGCGTTTCACAAGGTGGGGAGATGTGCCAGATGACCAGCCCATTTTGCCAGCCTCAATGCCGCGCTCTAAAAGCAACTTGACGTATTCGTCCGCCATGTCCAACTGCGCGTCAATCCACACGCCCACATCATCAACGGTGAGATGACCTGTGCCGATACTTTTCAAGCCAAGCTTGTCATCATAGCCGTGATGGTACAGGACGGGCGTCTCTTTGTGCGGGCCAAAGTCAGTGGCAGCCGTGAAGGTGTCACCGTCTAAATCCTCGCCGCCAAAAGTAATCAGGTAGCCTCCTACCCTGCCGCCGCCCAGGCTCTTGACAGCGGATCCGAAGAAGACAACCGCATCTTCAGTCAGGCCGTCCGTTTTTGTCTCGTTTTCTGCCATGTTTTTACCTCCACTTCTCAACTATCTCGTTGAAAATTTGTCTCATTTCTTCCAGCTTTTCGGTCATGATTTCTGTGACCTTTTTCCAACCGATCAGTTTTTGCATCCGGCTCTGGCCTGTCTTATCCTCAGCCCCGCCCATGACAAAGCCGGAATACGGCGCGGCGTTGGTGATTTTCTTCTCCGTGTTCGATACGCTCGATACGTTCCACGATCTCTCAAAGCGCCGGGTGCGCGTGTAAGGCAGTTCTAGTTCGCCGCTTCTCAGGTTGGCAAAAAACCAGCGCCGCTGTTTGTCGCTAAAGAAGCCATTACCGCCAAAAGCCTGCTTGCGCGTCACCCGCTTCTCGTCAGGATATTTCTTATACTCTTCGACAAGCATTTCACAGATACGGGTGAGCGCGGGTGATACCACCTGTTCCTCAAAGCGGGTCAGGCGGTCGCCCGCGTCCTCTATTCCCGTAACCGTGACGTTCAAAAAGTCAGGCATGATACCTCATGGTAGGGCCGGCAAAGGCCCGCGTGTAATCGGTTTTTCGGTTGGATCAAGTCGGCAATCGCAGCGCCAGCCCCCGCAGTCAAGCTTGCTATTTGGCGCGTTCTTTGGCTCAACACCAGCGTCCCTCCAAAACTGCGCCCGCTTGACAATGCCGGCCAATTTCGCGCACGATGGACAATGTTTTTCCGTCTCTCCTAAAATCCATTCTAGAGGCTGATTTTTCGCCGCCTCTATCTTCGCCTGAGTTCGTATCTGCGCGTAACGGTTCGCCCACAAAGCGGCGCGGGATATGAACGGGTCAAGCGGTTTTCCGTTCAGCCGCGCCTGCTCGATGTCAGACAGGAAGCCGGTCACAAATCCGCGCTCTTTGATAATCGCGCTGTCAAGTTCCTGCTTTTCGGCCTGCGTCATCTCCTCGGCGTTCACACCCACATCCATCATGCCATCCTGCCACGCCGCCGTAAACTGCTTCTCAATCTCAGTCATAAAATCGCGCTCTGCTTCTGAGTAGGTGATGTTTTCGCCGTAAAGGTCAGAAGCAATGCGCTCGATCACGCCCTGGTACTGCGTCTGGCTTCCACTTGTTGGCTCGGTAAGCGGTTTAGGTTTGTAAGGTTCTGCCTCGCTGTAAATGCGCTCGGTCACACCCTGGTTCATGGTATAGCCCAGATTGTCAAGGTATTGAACAATCAGCGCCATCTGGTAAGCCGCCGCCGCCGCTTCCATAACGTGACCTTTCAGCCGTTCGATGTCCTGCGGTTTTTCCTCTCCCGTGATGGTTGCGCCGGTTGCACGTTTCACTTTGTTGATGAGCTGCGTCAGGGTGATGCGCCCGGAGCGGTAATCGGCCATGTAAAGCTCGATAACCCTGTACGCCTCGTCCGGGTCAATGTCATCGTCTGGCAGTTCCTTGATGCTTTCCATGACATCAACAGGCACGACATAACCGCGCCTGGTGAGCCACGATGCAACAGAAAGCAGGGCCGATTTTATTTCAGACATGACACCGCCTCCCGCAAAGCCTCAATCACGCCGGACACATCCGCACCCGCAAACACGGCCCGCACGTCATCAGCCGTTTTCGCGTGGGACAATTCCGCCTTGATACTGTCTGACACACCAGCCGGGATAACGTCACTGATAAAGTCAACCGCCGCGGGCTTGCCGTTCTGCAAAGCCTTGATAGCTTTTCTTTGCCATTTTTTCATATCCTCGGCCATAGGTGAAGTCGCTGGGGAGTTGGCAGCGATAATCGCCGCCATGTCGTCCTCATCAACTTCGTAGCCTAAAATACCCATAGCCTGGGGCAAAGGAATGCCGGTAGAAACAAGCGTCTGCAAGCTGCCTGCCCGCTGTGCTTCGTCCGCCTGGAAGATGTCAAGCTCGTCATAGTCAAAGCGGAAAGTGTAGCCTGAGCCTGTCAAAAGCTGTCTGTTGATAGCGTCTGCCATCATGTCGCCCGCCGGCCTAACCGTGTCCTGCCAGAAGCTCATGCGGTGTTCGGTCGCCGTGGCAAAGTTTGCCGCGTCCTCAAGCATAGTCTGGGGGATACCGAAAGCAACGGCAATGGAGTGCCGCGCCTGCGCGATAAGTTCGGGTAACATCAAGTCTTTGATCGGCTGGGTCAGCACCACCGGCTTGACCTCGTTTGACCTCATGACGATAGTTCGCCACGCGTTGCTGATGCCGGTCATAAACTGATTGAAGCGCCCCTGCGCCCGTTTGATTTCGTTATCGTCCGTGTTCTCGCCTACACCGATGATGGTCAGGGGCATAGCGCCTTTTTCAAAGAAAGCGTTATCAAACAGTGAGATGTAACGGATCAGTTTAGCGTCGCTCATACACACATCCACCGCGCTTTTGCCGGGTTGGATGTCATCACGAGGGTTATACGTTTTGAAGTAAATAACCTGCTCAGCTGCGTAGGTTTCGCTTTTCTCGCCGTTGGAGTACAGGAAAGACAACTTCCCATCCCAGACAACAGTCACGCAGAACGGGTTCAAGCGCACAAGGTCGCGCACCACGCCGCCGTTTTTGCCCGTGACCTTCAGCCAGTAGGCCGCGCCGGTCAGGAGCAGGTCGGCCTGTGCGTGCCACACGAGAGACTTTAGCGGGGTCTTGTAGGGCCAGTCTATATCTGAGCCGTCAGGACGGTATAACCCGCACGGCACGCTGGCTAGCGCGTCAGCCCTCATGTTCACGGCGCGGTTCACAAGGGGAATTTTCTCATAAGCGCCAACGCTGTCTTTAGTGTCAGCGTATAACGATGCCTCAATTTGTGCGGAAGTCCAGACTACTTTATAATGGTTTGCCATTAGTCATCTCCAAAGAAAAACACTTTGCGCCCGCTTTTTTGAGCCGCGTTCCATGCGATAGCCAGCGACATCACCGTGTCATCGTGCATCCCGTCAGGTGCGCTGTAGGTCATGAGGCCGCTCTGGTTGCGCTTACCCTCGAAGCTCAGAAGTTCTGCAACGGTCACAGGGTCATTCATGATCTTGATCTCGCCATGCTCGAAAGCCGATTGCAGTTTTTGGATGATCTCGGTCTTTGTCGACTGGCTCGTCCAGAAGCCCTGTACAGGCACGCCGCGCGTTCTCAGGTGGTCGATAACCGCCGCGCCTGCGCTGTTGGCTTCCACGATGACAGCCGATGCGCCCCAACGTTTCGAGGATGCCACTATCCGATCTTCCAAAACAGGGTAATCGCACCTGGTGAAACGGTCTTTATAAACCTCGCGCTTGTCGGAAACGTCCAGAACGGTGATAACCGTGTAATCCACGCTGGCCGCCACATCCACGCCGATGACGTAAGTTTTGTCTTTCTCTGGCGCCTCCAGTTTTTCAGCGGTCGCAGAAGCCTGCACATTCCTGAAAACGCCGCCGTTATCGTCAATAAATTCGGCAAGGAATTCCTGCCGAAAAATAAGCTCAGGTAGTTCAGCTTTCGCCGCGTCAATTTCTTTGGGGTCTATGTAGGGGTTTGCGTAGGTTGAATAGCTAAAACTTTGCGTATCACCCAGGTCAAGCCCACGAGTGAACATCTCCCAAAACCAGTTTTTGCCGCGCGGGGTTGAGATGAAAAGCGCCCGCCCGTTTCGATCCGCAAGGGTTGGCCGCACCGCCTCCGTCCAGACTTCGCGTTTCATGTAGGCGGCTTCGTCCATCACGACATAATCCCACGCGTCACCGCGCAGGTTCTGCGGGTTGTCGGCTGTGCGGGCCGCCATGATGCCGCCGGTCGGTAAAGTAATCTCGCGGTTTGATAAACTGATAACCGCACCGGGGATGGATGCCGCGATTTGTCGCATTGGGTTCCACCCGACATCAGCCATCCTGTGAGTAGGCGCAAGCCATAAAGCCCGCCTGCCATCCGCCGCAACCTCAAGGCATTCATTCACCGCCAGCCGTGTTTTGCCAAAGCGCCGGCCTGCCGACACAATACGAAAACGCGCCGGGGAGGCGTGGATCTCGATTTGCGCGGGATGGGGTTCAGC